AAATTATATAGGTCAATTAAAGGTTGAGGACCTGATGCTCTACCACCAAACGTCTTGAGCCTAGCACCTGCAGGTCTAACCTGTGATACATCAAGAGAAGGTATCTGTCCTACATACAACATAGCTATCAACTCACGTAAAGCTCTTGCCCATCCGGGTCTGCTATCTGCAACTGTAATTACTGTAGTGCTTTTTTCAAAGTGTTCATTAACTGTAGGTAACTTATCTACATTCTCTCTTTCAACAGAGAAGCCTACACCTGTACCACACATAAGTATATACATACACTCGTCAAAAGAACGTGGACTATCCACAGGTATATAACTACAATTATATCCTGCAACATGGCATCTGTCTAACGCTACACCTGCAGTCATTAATGCTCTCATACTAGGCATAGTTCCTAGTGACAATATAGAATCATTTAATTTTTCTCTCAGTGCTTTGGTTAAAGTATAACCATGCTTCTTCTTCAAGTGGTTTTCCATGTAGTCAAAATATCTGTCTACAGTCTCACTCCAATTTTCTCTTCTTTGCTCATCGTCTTTCCATCTTGCATATCTAGAAAGAGCAATAAAATTCTGATAATCAGTTGGTAAATAGTTTTGCATTCATGTCTCCTCTGTTACTACCTTTATGTTTTTAACTTTCACTCCTTCTATTTCGTGAAAAGTCTCATGGATATATTCCTCCATCTCATCATCTACTCTGCCATCGGCAGGTATTGGATACTCCTCTGCATCTACGTGCAGAGTCATCATTATTCTAACTCTCATCTTTCTCTAGCTCATCAATTAATTCATTGAGATACCATTGTGCTTTCTTTAAATCTTCTACACCATTCTTATATCTGTATCTCCACAAGTATTTCATAATGTTGCCTTGTAAATAATATTCATAACCATCATCTGTCATTGCTCTAATAGCATCAATCGTTTCTATTCCATTCTTATTATAGTGTGGTGGACTATTAACCATATCCATAGTTTGCTTGTGGTCTGATTGTTCTTGTGCTTGTTTTCTCATAATATTACCTACCTCTCTAAATTTATTTCTTATTGCTTCTCTATACATTCCCATCATGTCGTTTCCTTTTTAAAGTCCACATGAATTACATTACCACCATCATCTTCTATTGTCAACTTATCTTTATACTTTGGATAATCTAACATCTCTTCCATAGGTAAATACTTCTCTGCCAACTTTTCGGCTGCTTCTCTAAATACTTTATTGTCTTCCATCAAAGG